TTACCATCTTTATCTTCAACCAAATAACTTACTGTTTCGTTAATTTCTTTAATGAGTTTCATTATAGTCCCATTGCCGTTCTTTTTCGTAAAGACATTCTTCTTTTTCTTAGTGACTGCCTTAATTTGGCACGCCTTTTAAACTTTGACCTTCTTGCACCCATCTTGCGATGCCTGCGTTCCATTGGGGACATTCGTGTTAATGTACCACCACGCATTACATAACCTTTAACTGCCGACTTCTTAACCCTTCTTTGAACTTTACCTTTACGAATCCGAACCCGAATCATTTTGGTTCGACCCATCCGTAAAATGTTGCCCTCAGATAATTCTTCTACAACAAAATCAACTTCTACACCACAGCCTTCATATACTTCAGCTGCCAAACGCAACTTTAATTGGTTAATTTTCTCATTAACCAATTCTTTAATTCTTGCATCTAACTCATTCTTAGCTTCTACAAGGTTATTAGATAGAAGTTTAGAAACAAACCCACTCATTATGTGTTTAAATTACCATAAGGAGGATAGTTAAATGCTGCTGGATCATTCAATTGGCCACCATTGAAATACTGTCCATTCTTATGTAGTTCAATAATTACTGTATATGCTGCGTTGGTTGTTGTACCAACTGATTTAATTGTCAAATTACCTGTAGGTCCAACAGCATTGTTTCCTATTACAGGAAATTGATATGATGGATTGGTATCGGTTGTACCAACACCAAAAGCAAACAATGTTGCTGATGAAGTTGTACCTTGCCATTTGATTTGTAGGTGGCCAACTTCAGCATCAACCGAAGCCAAAACACGAGCAACAGTAAAAGCGGAATTAGCAAATCCTGGAGCCGTTGTATTACCAGCTTGATAAAAAGCACCGTTAGCATTTAAACAATTAGATAATGTTCTAGGGTCAATAATAACGGTTTCATTTTCATCAGAATCAATAATACCAACACGCTTAATGACTGTGCGTTTTTGAGTATCGATTATCGTTTGTATTGTATTTGCAATAGCCATTTTTTATCCTATTATTATTCTTCCGTTGCCGATGACGTTGGAGATGTTGAACCCCATTGCATCGCAGTATAAGGTACTGTTACATATTTATTAATCTTATCCACATAGTATAATGCCACTCGTTGGCCATTAGGAAATTGCCTAATTGACTTACGTTTCATAATCAAAACATTTGGAGGGTCCATTTGTTTTTCTTGATGGTGGCTTTCGGCCATAAACTGTTTAAGAGTTTTCAACTGGCGGATCCTCGTCCTCTATTTGTACTTCTTGTGGTTCAATTAATCTTTGAGCCACTTGTTGTTTCTGTGCTTCAATATGTGCTGTCACTTTATCATGAATGGAAGCATATAACGCATCTTTGAAACCAATTGCATTTTCATCTTGTGCGTAATCTATAATATTTCTAGTTGTATCTGTCATTTTTTATTCTCCAATCAAATATTTATAATATTCTTTTTAATCTAGTAATGGTTGTTTCTTCTTTTTGTTGACTAGCTTGTTTATCCTGTAACTCTAAAGCGTGTTTCATATCTATTGGATTACCTGGCTGTTGTGGAACATTAGCCATCATCTGTTGTTGTGCCACATCATTCATAACACCTACAGGTAAACCTAAACCAGCTTCTTTCTCGTCAGCAATTTCACCTTCCATGGCTTTAATTTCATCATCGGATAAACGTAATACGTTTCTCTGAATCCATGATTGTGAAAAATAACGACCAGTATAAGGATCAACCGATTGCAATAAAGTCAAACGATTGGTCATTAATTCTGCTTCTTTTAATTCACTAAAATTATTATCTCTAATAAAATCGTAATGAATGTTTTCTTTGATTTCATCCCATTCTTCATTGGTACAAATACCTTTGAGAACACATTGAATCCGCATTGCTTGGTCAAACATATCGGAAAACTTATTACGCAACCGATCTACAAACTTAGCAAACTTTAATTCGTCACGGGTAATCTCATTGGAACGACCAAGAGAAAAACCAGAAGTTTCAGGATTTAACCTTGAAACTGGAACATTAAGAGCCTTATATAGTTTCTTCTCAAAGTATTTAACATCTTCCAACTCACCTAGGTTTTGACCACCAGGTAGTGTAGTAATTTCTGTACCTTTTCCACCTTCACGGCGAGGTAACCAGAAATCTTCCAACATGGAAAGATGTTTACGGTCATCACGAACTTCACCGGTCGATGCATCATAGACCAGTTTGTTTTTATACTTAACCATAATATCACGGAGATATTGTTCCGCTTTTAATTTAGGTAAGTTACCCACATCAATATAGAAAATGCGGCGCTCGGGAGCACGACTGATACGATAAATGACAGTAGCATCTTCAATCATCCTTAATTGGTTTAAAGGTTTAATTGCTTTATGTAGATACGACAACACCATTGCTCTGCGAGAATCCATTAGGCCAGATACTACGGAAATTATAGAATCTACCGTAATACGAACACCTACTGGACCAAAATTTTGTGAAGAACCTGTGGTAACTTTGTCATTAAAAATGTAATATTCATTTATTAAATCCATCATTTCAACGCCAGTTCTTTCATCTTTCTGCTTCTTGACCTCACGAATTTTTCTTAATTTACGTGGATCAATATATCTTAATTCTTTGATGCCTTCCATCGGCTTTGTACGGTCGATAATGATGTGGTAAAACATTCTACCATCAACATAATATCTACGGAAGATATCTTGAGCCATGTTGTTATAATTCAACAACCTTAGAACGGTATTAAATTCCGTTCTGATGGCATTTTTAATCTTATCTGGTTGCTTTAAATCGTCCAGAATTATTTTAATAATCTTACCATCGTCATCTTGACAAATGGCTTCGCCAATAATATCATCAATTGCTGACTCAATTTCTGGTTGCATAGCCATTTCACGATAACGAGAAATGAGTTCTACATCATTTTTTGATGTGCCGTCAAGATCAACATATGTACCATAATAAGCAGCTGAGGTAATGGTGAGTGCACCATCATCGTTTGCCGGCGGCGTAAAGGATTGCTCCACGGACTTGGTTTCTTCATCCTTGTTCCGAGCAATTGTAAAACCGAAAAGTGAGAATTTATTTGCCATAGTATTTTAATCCAATTCAAAAAAAACATAATGAGGAGAACCGGAGTTCTCCTCGTAGAATAATAAAATTAATTTGTTGTGTCAGCTTCCCACCATTGATATGCAAATGTTACTGCATATTCTTCAATAGTGTCGTTTGACGACCAATCTAAATCAATTGGTGCCAAATCGAGTGGATACATTCCAACAAATTTGTAAGTTTTCAAAGTATTGCCAGTTTTTCCATACTGAGTAACCGTTGCATCTACCGTGTATGAAGAAGGACTTTGAGCACCCGGAGAACGAACATTACTTGAGTGGCTGTTAATCGAATTCATCCAAGATTCAATAGAGTTACGAATCGTGAAATCTTCATCATTGATAATTTGCAATGTCCAATCAGCAAAGGTTCTGTTACCTGCAAACTTTAGTTCACGACCAAAGTAATACACAGGAACTTGACCTATTGTTGAACCCGGCAACTGAGCGGCTTTGGCCATAAATGTTGCTTTTTGGCTAGAAGCTTGACCGTTGGCGGCAATTGTTGGAAAAGTTAAGGATACTTGAAATAGATTGGGACGGGCACCGTCACCAATCATATTTGCTCTAAATTCTGCTACATTGAATGCCATTTGTAATCTCCTATATCGTTGTATTATTTATTAGAATTTACCAACGACTTCAGTAAAGTCAACACCTGTTCTTACGGCAACAAAGTTTAACTGTATGAAATTGATAGAGCGAGCAGGCTTAACATAAATGTCGCCAACAAACTGGTTCGAACTAATAACTTGATCTGTATTATTTGTACTATCACAAACAACACGGAAGTCATAGATACCACGGCGGCCTTGTATATCACGCAAGAATGGAGTTACTAATGCAACAAACTGAGCACGGGTAAATTCATCGTTAAATTCAAACAATGAGAACTTAGCAGCAGTAGCAATAGCTTTCTCTAATACAATAAACAACCTGCGAACGTTAATGCGATCAAAAGCTGAAGGTTTAGATTGTAGAGTTTTATCACCATACAATACGATACCTTGACCAGCAAACGATGTTACTGGATTAATACCTTTTGCATACAGAGTATCACGTTCAGTTTTGTTTGGATTCCATGCCAACTTAACAGCGTTCTTTAGATTACCACGGCTAAATCCAGCAGGAGAGAACCAAGGATCACGAACATTGTCGGTGTTAACACACAAACCAGCAATATCAGCATTCAATGGAATATAACGATATGTGTTGTTGTATTTGTCAAACATATACTTCCAACCACTATCAGCAACAGTATAGCTAGAAGAACGTGCTAAAGCAGTATTCCATGCTAAAATGTTACTTGCTTCGTTTCCATTTTGTGCAATAACGTTAGCTGAAGGAGGAGAAATGAAAGCAACGCAATCTTTTCTGGCTTCTGCCACATTATCAATAACATACTGTTGAACTGTTATACTTGCTTGGCCTGTAATAGCTAAAGAAACTTCAGATTCGTCAGCACTTACAAATTGACCCCAAGCAGTTGAATAGTTAGCATCAGTAACAGCTGCATCAGTACCACCAGATAGTGTTGATGTTACAGCACTTGAGATTGTAGCAAAATTGGTATTTGCCAATGTGCGACCCCAAGTAGCTACTGTGTTTGCATAATCAGCTGGATCAGTTGCATGAATATATTTGGAACTATTCATAATTACTTGTTTATAGTAATTTGAATTTCCTAATGAATCGGTTGCATCGTAACCTTTTGAAAGATATGGCCAAACTTCTAACACAGTATTTTTTGTGCCTGTAAATAAACCCCCAGCATCAGTAACAATAATATGAATTTCATCATTTGCACCACCAACTTGTGTTGCTTGTGATGATGTTCCTGGTGCTCCGTTAAAATATCCAGAAACACCTACACCGTTAACTGTCCAAGTGCTAAATGTTGCACCAGCATCAATTATTGAAACGGCTATTGAATTGCCTAAAGAACCAGGATAACGAGCAATAAAAGGGCCATACTGGCTACCTGAGTTTGTGTTTAAGAATGTATTTTCATATGCGCCGGTTGTTCCAACTTGAGCATTTAATGAAGCTGTGTTAGAATCAGCATTTTTAGAGTTGGCGTTAATAGCACGAACAACTTTAAGATTATTACCATAAGCTAAGAAGCTTGCTGCGGTGAAGAATGAAACGAAACTATTACTATCTGGTTTACCAAAACGGTTTACAAGAGTAATTTCGCTATCGAGTGTAACTCTACTATTTGTTGGACCCCACGAAAAAGCTCCAACGAAAGCACCGGCCGTAGTTAGTACCGAAGGAACAACCGTTGTAAGGTCGATTTCGGATACATTTACGCCTGGAGAGATTTGGAATGCCATTTTTTTATCTCCTTGAATATGATGTTATTTGTGGCAGTTAATATACCATGATAATATTTATGTAAGACCGTATTTAGAGATTCTTTAGAGATTCTTGAATAAATCCAGCATAAACTTCACCGCCATCCGCAATTTCCCATACATCTCCATCAATAACCTCAAGATTCTCTCTTTCTAATCCTGTTTCAATGATTGGGGCTGGTAGTGTTTCGTCATCCAATTGGTTCATGTTCTCCAATTGAATCTGTTTTCTTATGTCGTGGTTGACAATTTCTTTAAAATATTTCTGTGTTGCTGCCCATGCAAACAACACTAGTGTCATGGCCATGTCATCGTTAGCATCGCCTTCAGCGGCAAACGAGGTCTTATTGGCCACAAAGGTGGTTAATTCTGAAATGGTATCAAAATCAACTACTTGTAACTTATCACCTTCAATCAAGGTTTTTAGATTTGAACAACCAACTCGTTTGACCGCAGGTGACATCTTGACACCCATTTGAACTCCACGGCCAAATCCCGAATGTAGTTGTTGTGGTTTTTTGTTACCTGTAAATATCTTCCAAAGATTCTCGTATTCCAAATCTTGGTGGATAATGTCAGCCACTTGAGGATTATTATTAATTTCAACCAAAATGTAAGCATCATTATACATTCTGGCTACATTATGAATTACGGTTGGAAATAATATAGGAGATATTGATGAACTTTTATATGTGGCCACTTGGCGATATGGTGTCGAAGATATATCAAAAACTGAAAATGCTGAACAATCCAAGTTCCGACCTTCTGATACGTCAACGGTAACGCAATACAGGTGGTCTTTGAGTTTCTCTGCATCTTCTTTAATTGGATGTTCATAGATCATCACCTTATCGTGCTGGGCAATTGGATCTTTATAAACCAGTTGTTGTAACTTTTGGCCGGAGATAAGAGTATTACTGGAACCTAGAAATTCAGTTTCAAACTCTTGCCGAAACTGGTGTTCTGAAGTGTTTCG